CCATCTTAGTTGCAAGATCAATGACTGCGACAGGATTTGCAGTTCCTACATCTAAGACCCCAGTATAGTCACTTTTAGCAAGAAGTGCAATTGCTGACACAATGTCTTTGACATGTATCCAATCTCTCTTATGTCTTGTGAGATACGTAGCTGTTTTATCTTCTAGCATCCGATACAACATATCAGGACGACTTACCTTTTCTGCATATACATTAAAGAATCTCATACCCACACTATTTGGTGGTGCTTGAATTTCATTTACTTTTTTGGTGATACCATAGGCATTGATCCACCATTCATACACAGATGCAGAACTTGCATACAAACATCTTACATTATTCTCCCTACAATATTCAAATATTGGTATGGATTTCGTAACATTGTTTTCCCAGAAGGCATCAGGATTTTCAATCGCTTCACGAATAGCAGCATTAGCTGCAAGATGTATGACAAGATCAAATTTCTTTTTTGTCTTGAAATCACCTAGATCAAATGGAATATCATATCCCTCAACATAATGTCCTTGACTTGTAAAATATTCATATACATGACTACCAATAAAACCAAGGTGTCCGGTAACTAAAATCTTCATAAAATCCTCCTGCTAAATCCACGAACTTTATCAAACTTCATAAGGTTATCAAACTTATCATGTAAGTCTGACTTATGTGATATGACAAATATATTAGCATCCTTGATAATAAAACGAATGATCTTCATAAATTCATCAACACCAAATCCATCAAGAGAACTATCAAATACTTCATCCATAATTAATAGATTAGTATTAACAGAGTTCTTGACTCTTGCTACCTCTCTCCATGTAAACAATAAGGCCAAGTCAATACGCATCTTTTCACCTTCACTAAAAGATGAATATGAAAAGTCTTCATGTATTGGTGACTCTACTGTCTCATTGAACTCCTCATCTAACTTAAAGTTGATATAGAAATCCATCATCTGCAAGTAACGATTGACCTGCTGATTGATAAGTGGTAGATATTTTCTGATTATCTTAGTCTTAACACCATCATCCTTCAAAAGGGAATAGGCGAAGTCATGGTGAACTATGTCTTGATTTCTTTCAGAAAGTTTATCGTCAGTTGTTTTGAGACTAGTCTTAAACTCTTCTAACTTTTCATGCTCAGTATTTCTGTTTTTAAATTGCTCGGTAATAGTTTGAATTTCTGATTCAAGTTCTCTAATCTGTTTCTGGTTGATAGAGATGTGAGTATTGTTTTTAGAAATGCCATTATTGAGTTTAGTAATCTCCTTTGTTAGTTTGACAAACTGACGCTCTCTTTCTTTCTCTTGTTCGATAGTTTTCTCTAAGTCTTCAAAACCTTTTTTAAGTTTTTTGGCCTCAGATTGAGCATCTTCAATCTTATTTAAGCGAAAGTCTTCTTCTATATGCTGAGTGCAGGTGGGACAAACCGTATTCTCCTTAAAGAACTTATGTTCTTTTGTAATTGTAGATACCTTATTTGATATCTGTCCTTTAAAGTTGTTCAGTTTGGACAGTTTCTTGTCAGCACCTACAAACTTTTCTTGCTCTGTAACTGTATCACGAACCTCAGTTTCTAACTCTTCGTTTGTAATTACATACTTATCAGTTTCTCGAATCAAATCATTAATCTTATCTTTTCGATTCTTTATATCCTCTTTACTACGATTCTCTATCTCTTTGAGAAACTTATCTTGCATTGCAATTTTATCTTCTAAGTTTTCTCTTTTCAAATTAAGAGATCGAACTTGTTCTTTTTGAATTCTTAACTTATCTTTCAATAAGTTATTCATAAATGAGAAGATACGAATATCAAGTAGATCTTCAATCACATCTCTACGAACTGAACTTGATAGTTGCATGAACGGTACAAAAGTGCTACTTCCAAGTATGACTATTTGTGTAAAAGATTTGTAATTAACTTTAAGTATATTTTCTTCTAATATCTTTTGATTTGATCGATCATCAGCCTGTCGATGTAAAGGAGATCCGTTGACTTCGATGTCAAACACAGTTGGTTTCATTCCTCTACGAACTACATACTCTCTTGCATTTACATCAAACTCCAGTTCAACTACACAATCCTTTTCATTTACTGTATTGATTAATTGAGTTTTATTAATTTTACGGAATGGTTTATTAAACAAAACAAAGGTAAGTGCATCCAATAAGGTGCTCTTACCTGAACCATTATGTCCTATTATTAAGTTTGTATTCTTCTCAAGAAAGTCAATCTCTGTCCAGTGGTCTCCCGTTGACAGGAAATTCTTCCATTTAATTTTCTTGAATTTTATCATTACTAGGTGGAATCACAAGATCATCTGGTGTGATGACAGCATACTTATAATTATACATGCTACAGGTCTTTATGGCAAGGTCATCTTCAACTTCGATAACTTGCATATTTTTCTGAGGATTACCTAAAGCATCCTCTAACATCATAGCATAACGAAGTGCATCATCCTCTTCCTCAAATAGAAAAAGAACTTTATTGCCATCGGAATCCTGCACAGCATATGCACCATCATCCTTCCGACTATCCAGAGTTAAGAGAAACATTACTCTACCTCGCAGGCTTGTCTGTACAGATCACGAAAAATGTTTTTTACAATTCCCTTATCAAACTCAATCTCTGCTTCATCAATATAACGATTCAATATTGAAATTGTATTTTCATCTTCTTCAATATCAAAGTCTTCATTCTCAACGATTGCAAAGTTTTCAACTATCTTCAAATCTTGAACTTCTGATCGATAAAGTTTATCAATAAATTTCTGAAATTCTTTTGGACTTGATTTTTTACGAACAATGACTTTTACAATTTTATTCTTATATTCAGTAGTATTAAATAATTTGTGATTAGTATCTTCATAATATATGTTATAAAACAATTTATAAGGATTATTAACTGGAACTCTCTCTAAAGTATCTGTATCAAATAGAGTAAACCCTCTAGGATCATTAACATCATTCCAAAACATCTCATAAGGATTGCCAAGATAGTGAATCTTGCCATCACTTGAACGAGTATGGAAGTGTCCAGAGAATACATTATCAAACTTATCAAACACCTGTTTAGGCATACCATCTTCCATCATATGACCACGAGTTGCCTTAAAACCGTTGATTTCAAGATGGCCCATTGCAATCTTAGACTTTGAGTTTTTGATTGCTTCAAGACTCTCTGCGTGATTATCTACACTAATCCAAGGCAATAAGAGAATGTCTAACCCATCAATATTAATATCAGTTGCCTTTGAATAAGTTGAAATGTTATCATAGTCAGTTAATAGTAACTCTGGAGAGTTGATTTCATTTGTGTTCTTATAGTAACAATCATGGTTTCCTGTAATTGCATGAACCTTATACTTCTTCATTGGTTCAAATACAACTCTCTTAGCCCATTCAAGACTATAGTAATCAATTGACTTTCGACTATCAAATACATCACCCATGTGAATGATAGTATCAATGCCTTCCTCCTCTAACGAGGGGAAGAATATATTCTTGTAGAATAATTCAAAATAATCATGTAAGTGTTTTGAACCCTTACGAGCACCGTAGTGGGTGTCTGTTATAATTGCGACTCTCATCTATTTTTCTTCTGTGCAATGTTATCCTTAATTGTATTATACTCAGACATTGCTCCTGTCAATGCACCACCCTCATCAACGTGCATAACCTCGTCAAATCCTGTCTTTTCAATAATTTTATTCTTTATATCTAATTGCTTCTTCTCTTTCTGTATTCGTCTTAGAAAGGCATAATGTATTATCTGAGTAAAGTATGCAAATGGATTCTTTGACTTAGCTGGATCAAAGTTATGAATATACTGAACACAGTTCTCAATTCCATCAGATATCATATCATCACGAAACATATAGTTAACAAAGTTTGGTTTATATGACAAGTGAGTTGCTATCTTTAAAAAACAAGAACCTAAGTAATTTGTAATGCGTGGTTTAGGTAAATCATTTTCTTCTGCATGGGCAACTTTTGCTCGATAGACAATAAGTGCCTCCAATAATTCTTTGTTATTTACATAATGTTCAGACTTCTTTCTGGGCATGACATCTTATTCGTCTTAACTATATTATATTATAGCATATTTTATTTTCTTGACAAGTTGGGAGTGGCTCTTGACAAGACCTATCAAACTATGTACAATAACCTTTGTAAGGTTTCAAGGCATTAAGGCTCCTTTGAATCAGATTTATAAAGCTCTTCAAGAGACTCTCGCTTTTTTTCTACGCTAGATATATAACCTAATTTAGGATCACCAGGCCAATTGATCTTTCCTTTTTTACTTCTAGACTTAATAACTTGAACGTCGTCCTCATCCTTTTCATCTAGATATTGCTTATAAATTTTTATTAACTTTTTATCTTTACATTCAATCATAGTAATTACTTTATCCATTCTTAAAACAAACATATCCTCATCAATAGTTTCCATCCAAGGAGTTACTTTAATATAACTCAGTTGATTTGATTGCGGATGAAGTGGTTTCATCTTGATTGGGTTATGTAATATTAATATTGGCTCATCTTCACTTTCATCCACACAAACAAGTGCGAAGATTTCCTCTCCGGATACGAGTTTAATAACGCTGTAGAATTCGTCTCCCATTATTTCTTAAGTGAGATGTTGATGATTTCGTAATTAAATTTTTCGTAATTGTAAATTTTCAATCGCTCAATTAAATGATTTAAAGTATAGTTACGTCTTGATTTATATGTTGCATCATCAGCAATATCATATAAAGTTGCCTTTATTTTGTTATTTCCTTTACGGAGCACTCTTCCGATGGACTGGAGATTTCGTATACGCGACTTGGAGGGAGAAGCGAAAATAACGTTATGGAGGTTACGGATATTGATACCAGTAGAAAAAGTTCCATA